AAACTAACTGAAACTATTAAAGGTGATGAAGAACTCACTATTAGAACTGAACTTAAGGGTGGCGTTGGGAAGTATGGTAGGCTTCTTGGTTGGCTCTATGTTGGCGAATCTAATATTTCACTAAATGAACAAATGATTACAGAGGGTTATGCTTGGGAATATGATGGTGGCACTAAACAAAAGGATTTTGAGGAGCTACGTGAAATTAGGAGATCGTTTGGGACTCTGGTCGAGTCTTGATCAAGTAACCCTAAATACAAAAGGTGTGACCACCAGACGTTTATATGCTGAGTGGACTATCCCTACTGAGGAATATGAAAATGAGTAACATGAGAGAACAACTTATTAGAGCACTATTAGCACATGCACAAGGAGACATCCAAAAACATGTTGCTAATGTAGAAGTCTACTTAACTAATCCTGCTGGTATTGGTGAGCACTCTGATATAACAGAAGCAATTGAAACTGAATTGAACATCATTGCTAAGTATCAAGATCAAGTAGATGTGATAAACAAATATTTTAAACAAAAAACTGCTGCTGTTGCACCAGATTATTCGCAATATAAATCTCAAGAATATAGACCTGAATAAATGAACACGAGTCAGGAACAGTATCTTGGTAATCCGAATTTAAAGAAAGCGAATGTAGCTACAAATTTTACTCCTGATGAAGTTCAAGAGTATATAAAATGTTCTGAGGATCCTGTATATTTTATTCAAACCTACATCAAGATTGTTTCTCTTGATAGGGGTTTGATTCCTTTTGACATGTATGATTTTCAATCAGAAATGGTTGCTAAATTTCATGCCAATAGATTCAACATAGCAAAGTTACCTCGTCAGACTGGTAAATCGACTATCGTTACTTCATACCTTCTTTGGTATGTTCTTTTTAATGCGAATGTTAATGTCGCAATCCTAGCAAACAAAGCAGCAACTTCTCGTGAGATGCTGCAAAGATTACAATTATCATATGAAAATCTCCCAAAGTGGCTCCAACAAGGAATCCTCCAATGGAACAGAGGGAGCCTGGAACTGGAGAATGGAAGCAAAATCATGGCTGCTTCTACTAGTAGCTCTGCTGTGCGGGGTATGTCGTTTAATATTATATTTCTGGACGAATTCGCTTTCGTTCCGAATCATATCGCTGATCAGTTCTTTAGTTCTGTATATCCTACTATCTCATCTGGTAAATCTACCAAAGTTATCATCATTAGTACACCTCATGGGATGAACATGTTCTACAAACTCTGGCATGATGCGGAGAGAGGTAAGAACGAATATATCCCAACTGAAGTACATTGGTCTGAAGTTCCTGGTAGAGATGCTGATTGGAAAGCACAAACTATTGCAAACACATCAGAGCAACAGTTTAAAGTTGAGTTTGAGTGTGAGTTCCTAGGATCTGTTGATACATTGATTAGTCCTAGTAAGTTAAGGACTATGCCTTATGAAGATCCTATACAACAAAATAGAGGTCTTTCAGTATATAAACAAGTAGAAAAGGATCACAATTATATTGTAACTGTTGACGTTGCTCGTGGTGTAAGTCAAGATTACTCAGCGTTCTGTGTTGTGGATACTACAACAGTACCATATGAACTAGTTGCTAAGTATAGAAATAATGATATTAAACCTATTATCTTCCCTAATATTATTGTTGATGTAGCAAAGAATTATAATAATGCGTATGTCTTATGTGAAGTAAATGATATTGGTGGACAGGTTGCGGATATTATTCAATTCGATCTTGAGTATGAAAACTTACTACAAGTTGCAATGAGAGGAAGAGCAGGTCAACAATTAGGACAGGGATTCTCAGGTAAGAAAACTCAACTTGGTGTAAAGATGAGTACTGCTGTCAAAGCAGTTGGTTGTTCTAATCTTAAAGCATTATTGGAAGAAGATAAATTAATAATCAAAGACTATGATACGATTTCAGAATTAACTACCTTTATTGTCAAGGGACAATCTTTTGCCGCAGAAGACGGATGTAACGATGACCTAGCAATGTGCTTGGTTATTTTCTCATGGATGGCCATGCAAGAATACTTTAAAGAGATGCATGACAATGATGTTAGGCAACGCATCTATGATGATCAAAGAGAAAATATTGAACAGGACATGGCACCTTTTGGATTTGTGTCAGATGGATTAGAGGATGATCATATTATAGATGCTCAAGGAGAGAGATGGGAGATTGCGGAATACGGAGATAAATCCTATATGTGGGAGTTTATGTGAAGATTGAAAAATATAAATAATCTTAGACAACCGATGTTGACATCATTTCCTAGGAGTATATAAACATGGCAGCTAATCAATCATCGCCAGGTGTAGTCGTTCAGGAGAGAGACCTGACCACTATTACCACGCTATCCACCGCAAATGTTGGCGTGCTTGCGGCACCATTTGAACAAGGTCCAGTTGAAGAAATCGTAAGTATTGCTAACGAGAGGCAACTTACAGATGTATTTGGGAAACCAAATGACAATAACTTTGAATACTGGTTTACTGCTTCTCAGTTCCTTTCATATGGTGGTGTTCTTAAAACTGTTCGTGTAACTTCAACTTCATTGAAGAATGGTGTTGACACAGGAACTGCACCTCTAATCAAGAATTTTCAAGACTACGAAACTAACTTCGAGACTGCAAACAACAACTGGACTTGGGCAGCAAAAACTCCTGGATCTAAAGGTAACTCCATCGGTATTTTTGTAACAGACGCTGGTGCTGATCAAATTGCAGTTCTTCCTGCTCCTGGTTCAGGTAACGAGCATGAGTTTGTTGCTGATGAAGCAGTAAGTGCTGCCTCTGGTGCTGCTGGTAAAGTTTTCAAGTATAGCATACTTCTTACTGTTGACACTGTTGTTGGTGATTTCACAGTTGGTACTGCAACTACAATTAGTATTGGTGGTTCTGACGAATCAGTAAATGTTCTCGCATGGGATCCTGCTAATAAGAAATTAGAAATCGGTCTTCCTTCTGGTGGTGTTACTGGTATTCTTTCAGATAACCAAGTAATTACTCAGGGAACAAACACTGCTGCTATTGATACTACTATCGAGCGTCGTTTGTATGTTGGTCTTAATAAGGACAGTATTACCTTTGCTGCTAGTGATGTTGTTGCTGACACAAACTCTACTAACGTAACTATTGACTCAGTTCGTACAGAATATGATGAGCGTGAGTATTTACCTGGTGTAAAGTGGGTAAGCGTTGCTCCTCGTCCTGAGACTTCTAAGTTTGGGACAGAGGTAGGTGGATTCCGTGACGAACTACACATAGTTGTTGTTGACATTGACGGTAAAGTTACTGGTACAACTGGTGCTCTACTTGAGCGTTTCATAGGTCTTTCTAAAGCATCTGATGCTAAGACTTCTGTTGGTGAAACTAACTATTATGTTAATGTTCTGAAAAATCGCTCCGAGTATATCTACTGGGGTGAGCACGAGTTAGGAGTATTCAACGCAACTGCATCTGGTTCTGCTGGTACTTGGGGTGTTTCTGCTTCTGGTAGACAGTTCAATCTTCTACGTTCTGCTGCTGGATCTACTGATTATCCTGCTGGACGTACAACAATTGGTTCTAAGAACAACGCAACATTCTACTATAGACTTGCTGACGGTGCTGATTACGGTACTTCTGGTGGTGTTTATACTGTAAGTAATACTGATGTAACTACTGCATACGAACTACTTGAAGATCCTGAGTCACAGACAATCGACTATATCTTGACTGGTCCTTCTGGTGCTACAGATGCTGAGGCACTTGCTAAAGTTACTGCTTTAACAAATATTGTTGAAGAGCGTAGAGATTGCATGTTATTTGTATCTCCTCGTCGTGGTAACGTTATTGGTATAAGTAACGCAAATTCAATTACCAATAACATTATTAGTTTCTTTGATCTACTACCATCATCAAGTTACTCAGTATTTGATTCTGGTTACAAGTATATCTACGATAAGTATAATGATGTTTATCGTTACGTTCCTGCTAACGGTGACGTTGCTGGTCTTTGCTTACAAACTACTGAAGTATCAGAACCTTGGTTCTCACCTGCTGGTTTTCAACGTGGTATCTTGAGAAATGCAATTAAACTTGCATATACTCCTAACAAGACTCAACGTGATCGTCTGTATGGTGCTCGTGTTAATCCTATAGTTTCCTTCCCTGGACAAGGTGTGGTTCTATATGGTGATAAGACTGCACAAGGATTTGCATCCGCATTTGATAGAATCAACGTTCGTCGTTTGTTCTTAACAATCGAGAGAGTAATCTCTGGTGCTGCTAAGTCACAACTCTTTGAGCAGAATGATGCGGCACAACGTTCATTGTTCCTCAATATTGTTGAACCTTATCTTCGTGAAGTTCAAGGTCGTCGTGGTGTAACTGACTTCTTAGTTAAGTGTGATGATGACAACAACCCTTCTGAGGCAGTTGATCGTGGAGAGTTCTATGCAGAAATCTTCGTGAAACCAACACGCACAATTAACTACATTACTCTTACATTTACTGCAACCAGAAGTGGTGTTGCATTCACGGAAGTAGCAAGTTAATAAATACATTTGTCCATTAAAGGATAGACAGAGAGATCCCTTCGGGGATCTCTTTTTATGTCTGAAAATATGAATTATTCTAAATATTAAAGAAAGAGATTGGATCCAATAACCATGGCAAAAAGAGGTACTATTGACGATTTTAAAGCGAATGTCGCTTCAGACTTTGCTCGTCCTAATTTATTTCAAGTAGACCTTGCGTTCCCTTCAGGAATTATTAATAATGCAAGTCTTGTAAATCTTGGAAAATTTACTGTTCGTGCAGCAAATCTTCCTTCTTCTCAGATTGGAGTTATTGAAGTTCCTTTCAGAGGTCGTGTTTTAAAAATTGCAGGAGACAGAACATTCGAACCTTGGACAATCACAGTTCAGAATGACAGCAACTTTGCTCTCCGTAATGCATTTGAAATTTGGGCATCTAGTATTCAAGCATATAACGAGAACTTTACATCTGCTGCTGGTCTTGGTGATCAGGATGATAGTAGTGGTTACTTTGCTGATATGAGTGTTCACCAGTTAGCACGTGATGTTAAAGATGGTGAGAAGCCTAAGGTACTTAAGTCTTATAGATTCTATAACGTCTTCCCAAGTAACATCGCTGCAATTGATTTAGATTTCGGTAACAATGATGCGATTGAAGAATTCACAGTTGAACTACAGACACAATACTGGACTCCGCTGGCACCCTCTTCTAATAACTGATAAATAGATCAGGACCAATTTAATCTAGAATATAATGGCAAATCAGCTCTTCGGATATAGTCTTGAAAGAGCGAAGAAGGTCCCCAAGGGGCCTTCTTTTGTTCAAAAAGATAACATGGATGGTTCGCAACCTATAGTGGGTGGCGGATACTATGGTTATTCTGTTGATTTTGACGGATCTATCCGCAATGATTACGAACTCATCACCCGATATAGGGAGATGGTAATGAATCCTGAGTGTGATAGTGCAGTTGATGATATAGTTAACGAAACAATTTGTGGAAACTTTGATGATGTACCAGTTGAGTTGGAACTTTCCAACCTGAAGGTGTCGGATAAAATTAAAAAATTAATGAGAGAAGAGTTTGATGAAATTCTACGTCTCCTTGATTTTGAAAATCGTTCATATGAAATCTTCCGTAGATGGTATGTTGATGGAAGACTTTTTTATCATAAAGTAGTTGACCCCAAAAAACCTAGCGAAGGTCTTGTTGAACTTCGTTACATCGATCCTCGTAAGATTCGCAAGGTAATTGAGTTTGAGAATAAGCGTCCTGAGGCAATGCGTGGGGTAGATCTTAATACTCAATTAACACAAAAATCAGCAGAGTACTTCTTGTATAACCCTAAAGGTTTGAAGAACTCTACGAATCAGGGCATGAAGATTACTAGTGATTCTATTACATATTGTCATTCTGGTATTCAAGACCTGAATAAAAACATGACTCTTAGTCACCTGCATAAGGCGATTAAGGCAGTTAATCAACTTAGAATGATTGAAGACTCTCTTGTTATCTACCGTTTATCAAGAGCACCAGAAAGAAGAATTTTCTATATTGATGTAGGTAATCTACCTAAGAATAAAGCGGAACAATATCTCCGTGAAGTGATGAGTCGTTATAGAAATAAAATGGTCTATGACGCAAATACTGGTGAGATAAAGGATGACAAGAAGTTCATGTCTATGCTTGAGGACTTCTGGTTACCACGTAGAGAAGGTGGTAGAGGTACAGAAATTTCTACACTTCCAGGTGGACAAAACCTTGGAGAACTTGAGGATGTAAAATATTTCCAGAAGAAATTATACAAAGCACTTAACGTACCTGGTTCACGTTTAGAAACAGAAACCACTTTTAATGTTGGTCGTGCTGCAGAAATTACTCGTGATGAAGTTAAGTTCCAGAAATTTATCGCACGTCTTCGTAAGAGATTCGGTGAATTATTCATGGATCTTTTGAAATCTCAAATAGTTCTTAAGGGTATTATAACTCTTGAAGAATGGGATGAGATGAAAACCCATATTCAATTCGATTATGTTGCTGACAATTACTTTACTGAACTGAAAGAAATTGAAATTCGCAACGAGCGTATGAATCAAGTTAATGTTATGGATCCTTATGTTGGTAAATATTTCTCTGTTGAATACATGCGTCGTCAAGTTCTGAAGCAGACTGACCAAGAAATCATTGAAATTGATGAGCAGATAGAAGAGGAAACTGAAGCAGGAATCATACAAAGCCCTGAAGAATTGGCAGCAATGGAAGCGGGAATTGATCCTGCTGCTGGTGGTGCCCCTGCAGGGGAGGTAGCACCTAATCAATCCTCTATTGATCCTGCGGATCAAAAGCGGGGAGAGTTTTAAACTTACTAAATAATACTACAGTGGGAACATATTATGCCTAGTGATATTGCTAAACAAATCGTCCAACAAGTTTTTGGAGGAGATAAAGCAGCCGCAGTTGATTCAATTAATGATGCTTTGGGTGCTTCTACATATGATGCAATTCAAGCAAGAAAAGTTGAATTTGCAAAAGCGATGGGTTTTGAGTTAGATGATACTGCTCAAGATTCTGCTGATGAAATAGAGAAATCTATTGATGGAGTTGGTGATGCTGAAGTGACGGATGTTGATACCTCTGGTATTAGACTTCCATCAGATCCTGACCCAAATGATCCACCTGCTGCTGAAGCAGAAACACCCACAGAGGAACCTGAAACCACAGAGGAACCAAAAGATGAGACTGATAGCTGAAGAACTTACAGACGTTCAATTTTTAACCGAAGAGAAGGAAGGTAAGAAAAATTACTTCATTGAAGGTATATTTTTGCAAGCGGAATTAAAAAACCGTAATGGCAGAATGTATCCTCAGAAGACATTAGCACGTGAAGTTGCTAAATATGATGAGTCTTATATTAAATCTGGTCGTGCTCTTGGTGAATTAGGTCACCCCGACGGACCTTCTATTAATTTAGATAGGGTTTCACATAAGATACAATCTTTGAAAGAAGATGGAAATAACTTCATCGGTAGAGCAAAGATACTTGATACACCAAACGGAAAAATTGCAAAGTCTTTACTCGATGAGGGTGTAAGACTAGGAGTTTCTTCCAGAGGTATGGGATCAATCAAGAAGGAATCAAACTGTAATGTTGTATGTGATGATTTCATGCTTGCCACTGCTGCTGATATTGTAGCAGATCCTTCTGCACCTGATGCTTTCGTAAATGGAATCATGGAAGGTAAGGAATGGGTATGGAATAATGGTATACTTAAAGAGTCTACTGTTTCCCAAATTAAACAAGAAATTGATGAAGCAACTCTTATTAATCTGCAGGAGAAAAAAATCTCCGCATTTGCAGCATTTTTAAAGAGTTTGTGATTTATAAATAAATAAAGATACGCTAAAGCATACACGGAGTTCAAACAATGGCTGAGACCTCAACACTCGATAAAGAGTTAGATAACATGGAAGAAGTGACCGAAGGTTCTAACGCAGTTACTAAAAACGCTAAACCATCTGAAAAGATTGATACATCTAAATCAACCGATTCACTGGGTGGAAGTGGTAAGAAAGTAATACACGTAGACTCGGATTCATTGGAAGGTGCCGCTGGCACAAAGAATGCAGGAAAATCTGCTGCAGCAGCAGTAGGTAAAGCACCTGTTCCTTCCACAAAACCAAGTGATGCATCCGCAAAACAAGAGGAGGTAGAGACCGATGACAGCGAAAAGGAAACAATCGCTGAAACCGACCTCGACTTTACTGAGGATGTTGACGCTCTTGTCGCTGGTGAAGACCTCTCAGAAGAGTTCAGACTAAAAGCAGCAACAATCTTTGAAGCAGCTGTAACAAGCCGTGTTAATAAAGAAGCAGCAGCGTTACAAGAGGCAATGGAATCTGCCTTAACTGAAGAAGTTGAAAAGATCCAAACAGAATTGGCCGAGAAGGTAGACGATTATCTCTCTTATGCCGCCGATACATGGATGAAGGAAAATTCCCTTCAGATCGAGCATGGCATTAAGACCGAGATGGCAGAATCGTTCTTCAACGGTCTAAAAGGTCTCTTCTTAGAGCACAATTTTACAGTGCCTGAGGAGAAATTCAACCTGCTTGATGGTATGGCAGGTGAGTTAGATGATATGGAAGCTAAACTCAACGAGCAAATCGATTCTAATGTATCTTTAAATAAGAGGATTGGAGAGTTTGTTAAAATGGAAATTGTGAACGAATGTGCAGTGGGACTCGCTGAGACCCAAAAAGAGAAGCTTGCTTCTCTCGCAGAGGGTGTTGAGTTTGAAACTGAAGAGGACTTTAGAAATAAGGTCAATACGATCAAGGAATCATATTTCACTAGGAAGGCTGAAGTTACTGAAACAGTAACTGAACCCACCGAAGAAAGTTCTGAACCCCTTGTCGAAAGTACAGCAAGTGGCACTATGGGTAAATACGTAGATGCAATCGCTCGCTGGTCCAAATAATTAATAATCAAAACTACTTTTAGAGAGACAAATGTCTATTAAACAACTCCAAGAAAAGTGGGCACCCGTTCTGAATCACGAAGCTCTTCCAGAGATTGACGATTCACATAAGCGTGGCGTAGTCGCACAACTTCTTGAGAACCAAGAAAAAGCACAGATCGAAGAAGGACAAGTCCTTAACGAAACTCTGCAAACAACAGGTTATACCAATGCAAACGCAGCTACTGGCGGTGTTGCTGGTTTTGACCCAGTATTGATCAGTCTAATTAGACGTTCAATGCCACAACTAATTGCATATGATATCGCTGGCGTTCAGCCAATGACTGGTCCTACTGGACTTATCTTTGCGATGAGAACTAACTACGGTTCAGAGCGTAGACCTGCGAACAGTGACTTCAGAGAAGCAATGTTCAACGAGCCTAACGCTGGTTTCTCTGGTGGAAAGGGCACAGGATTATCAAACTACGATCCTACTGCTTCTTCTTCTGGTGTTAACGACGCTGAAGGTGCTAACCCTGGACTTCTTAATGATTCCCCTGCTGGAACATATGAAGCAACTGGTGATGCTACTGGTATGACAACCGCTACGGTTGAAGCACTAGATGATTCATCAGCGAACAACGAATTCCGTGAAATGGGATTCGCCATCGAGAAGGTAACTGTAACAGCCAGAGCACGTGCTCTAAAAGCTGAGTACAGCATTGAGCTTGCTCAGGACTTGAAAGCAATTCATGGTCTTGATGCCGAGCAAGAGCTAAGCAACATTCTCTCAACAGAGATCCTTGCTGAAATCAACAGAGAAGTTGTTAGAACTATCTACACAAACGCTGTTGCTGGTGCTCAGAACAATACTGCTACTGCTGGTATCTTCGACCTTGACGTTGACTCAAATGGTAGATGGTCAGTTGAGAAATTCAAAGGACTTCTCTTCCAGATAGAAAGAGATGCTAACGCTATCGGTCAGCAAACTCGTCGTGGGAAGGGCAACATCTTGATCTGCTCTGCAGACGTTGCTTCTGCTCTAGGAATGGCTGGCGTTCTTGACTACTCTCCTGCTCTTAATGGTAACAACGCTTTAACAGGTGTAGACGATACTTCTTCTACTCTAGTTGGTACTCTTAACGGTAAGATCAAGGTCTACGTTGATCCTTATTCTGCTAACGTTGCTGATAAGCACTTCTATGTTGCTGGATACAAAGGAACTTCTCCTTATGACGCTGGATTATTCTATTGCCCTTACGTGCCATTACAGCAAGTCAGAGCGATTAATCCTGACACCTTCCAACCAAAAATTGGATTTAAGACTCGTTACGGTATGGTTTCAAACCCATTCTCAGGTGGTCTTACCCAAGGTTCTGGTGCTCTTACAGCGAATGCTAACAAGTACTACAGACGTACACAAGTTGCTAACATCATGTAATTTGGTGTTATTAACACATAACTTTAAAGAGACTCCTATGGGGTCTCTTTTTTTGTATTAAATTTAAAAATTATGAAAGGTTACACTAAAGAAATGATCAGGGAGTTACTAGGTACTTCCTGTCCAGAGTGGGATCCAACCCATGAGACTGGTAATGAAATAAGAAAGAGAAAGGGTAGAGAGATGAGAGCAGGGTTGAGACCTTATCCTACATACCCTGCAAAGAAGGTAGGTCCAAACTTTGATGAGAATGGAAAATATATTTACCCTGAAGGTAGTGGGTTTAATTATATGGAGAGATTAGATCCTAATTCTGAATGGGGTGGTAAGGTATCATAGTAGGCATTTATTTTTGTAAAAGTATCAGGGAACACAAACATAACTTGCATAAATAATATCAGTCAGGGAAACCTACACACGAGGCAAACAAGATGCACTGAAACTTCTCTACATCATGAGTTAAGTTAAAAAGGAGAATAAGTATGCATAACGTCTTATCGCAAAACAATATGGCAGAATGGAATCATCACACGTCTTACCAAGATAAAATATTAGATGATTATTACGAATGTCTAATCGAATGCGAAACAGACCAGTCAAGTTGTAAAAGTATCTGTAAAGAGATACTAATGTAAACCACTAAAAAAAATTTAAAGGACTCTTCGGAGTCCTTTTTTATTGGGTGCATAAATATTATTGGAACAAGAATAGTCTAATGGCAAACTGGTACGAAGACCAATTAACGAATAGAAACTTTCTTTCTCCAATAGGATTTTTATTCATTTTGGATAAAGCACGAAAGGTTTCTTTCTTGTGTCAAAAAGCAGAAATTCCTACTGTAGATCTAGGGCAAGTTGAGATTCCAACTAGGGGTATGGTTCCTATCCCAGTTGAAGGGAACATGCGTTATAGTGAATTTTCTATGGAGTTTATTGTTGATGAAGATTTAAGAAATTATATGCAGATTCATAATTGGATGAGAGCATTGGGAACTCCTCAAGAGTTTAAAGAAAGGCGAGTATGGTTAAACAAATATGCAGATGAACCATCTGAAGATCCTAGATTTTCAGATGCTACACTACAAGTATTAAACAATAATAACATTGCAAATTTTGATGTTGTATTTAAGGATATGTTTCCTGTAAGTTTATCATCATTACCATTTGATGTTACTGGTGGTGATAATGATTACTTTACATCAACAGCAACATTTAGATATACACTCTACGAAATAAGAAATAAAAACTCACAAACAAAAAGATAAACTATTGATTTTTTCTATATTATGAACTTAGAAACATTACAGGACATGTGGAGGTCTGATTCTAAACTAGATGAAGATCTACATGACAATGATTCCTTGGCAATTCCTCAACTTCATATGAAGTACATGGAGTTTCATAATAAGTATTCTCTTATGAAAAAGGAAAGAGACATTGAAATGAAACGTCTTATCAAAGAGAAGTGGTTGTACTACAAAGGTAAAGCACCATCTTCTGTCTATAAGGAGATCCCATTTGATCTTAAACTTACCACTAAGGAAGAGATCTCGATGTTTATTGAAGCAGATGAGGATATTGCAAAACTCAAGTACAAGATTGAATACATAGACCAAGTGCTCTTCTTTTTAGATAGCGTTTTGCGTATGATTAATAATCGCACGTATCATATTAAGAATGCTATTGAGTGGAAGAAATTTCAAAGTGGTTTTTAATAATGAATTATGGACTTTTTTACAAGGAAGTATCCTTCAATAATCAATCAATTAGTATAGTACGAAAAGCAATATCACAAGATTTAAAATTTACTAAAGGAGAATTACACAGCAGTCAAAGATCAACTAGAAGTTCTGAAGTAGCGTGGGTAAGAGATATGGATCTATTGTCTATGCTTATGCGTATGTCTAAACAGATTAATAGATCTGCTAATTGGAACTTGAATCTTGCAGGTATAGAACCTGTACAATTTGGTATCTATGGGGAGGGAGATTTTTATGACTGGCATGTGGATCAACATCCAAAACCTGTCAGGGGAATGGTTAGAAAGATTAGTATGTCTCTTTTCCTTAATGATGACTATGAAGGAGGGGAGTTTGATTTGGAGATATATAGACCAGATGCAGACCCAAGGTATAAAACTTTTAAGTTAAAACCTTGGTCTGCTATTTTTTTCCAAGGTGATCAATGGCATAGGGTAAGACCTATCACATCTGGAGTTAGAAAATCAATTGTAGCATGGTTTTATGGACCTCCTTATTCGTAAGAAGAATGAAGTTTATTTAAAAGTTGAAGCGGAGCCTCATCTCCATAAAGAGGCAGCAGAATTTTTTACCTTTGAAATCCCCTCTGCAAAATACATGCAAAGAACGAGGAGATACAAAGGTTGGGACGGTAAGGTACGGTTATACTCACCTGCTACTGGAGAGATTTATTGCGGTTTAGTAGATTATCTAACTGACTGGGCAAAGGAAAGGGGATATCATTATCAGTTCGAGGAATCTCAATACTTTGGACATCCCAAGGATCAGAATGATCTAATAACTCCTGAGTCTGTAGTTGGATTTGTTCAAGCACTGGGACTTCCTTCGGGACTGAAGGTTCGGGACTACCAGTACGCAGCAATATACGAGTGCCTACGATACAACAGAGCACTCCTATTGTCGCCAACTGCAAGCGGGAAAAGCCTAATGATCTATTCATTGGTTCGGTTTCATGTAAATGTTAAACGGAATGTACTTATTATAGTACCAACTACATCTCTTGTCGAACAAATGTATAAAGATTTTACAGAGTACGGTTGGAACACTGAGTACTACTGTCATAAAATCTATGCTGGTGAAGAAAAATATACAGACCATGATGTAGTTATATCAACTTGGCAGTCCTTATATAAGGAACCAAGAAAGTTCTTTGATAAGTTTGATGTTGTAATTGGTGATGAGGCTCATTTATTTAAAGCAAAATCACTGACTAGATTAATGTCTAAGTTGCATAGTTGTAAGTATCGTTATGGATTTACTGGTACGTTAGATGGATCAGACACTAATCAATTAGTATTGGAAGGTGTGTTTGGTAGATGTTCAAAAGTTACTAAGACATCTGATCTAATGAAGAAGGGGTATGTGTCCAAACTTAAAGTAAAGATTCTTTTGTTAAAGCATGAAGAAAAGATTTTTGAAGGGTATCAAGATGAAATGGATTACCTCTGTGAACATGAACATCGTAATAAATTTATCCGCAACTTAGCATGTGACTTAAAGGGAAACACGCTGGTGCTATTCAATTACGTGGAGAAGCACGGTCTCCCTTTGTATGATATGATAAATAATTACACTGATAGACCAGTGCATTTAGTTTATGGAGGAGTTGATGTCGATGATCGTGAAGAAATTAGGAGGTTAATTGAAAATGAAACTCCTGAAAACAATGGCATTATTGTCGCCTCTTATGGGACTTTTAGTACTGGTGTTAACATTAAAAGGTTACATAACCTTATATTCGCCTCCCCAAGCAAGTCAAGAGTCCGAAACCTTCAGTCTATCGGGAGGGTACTTCGACAGTCTAGGGGGAAAACAGTAGCAACACTATATGATATTGCAGATGACATCTCTACAGATCGTGGGAATAATTACACATTGAATCATTTAATGGAGAGATTTAAAATCTACAAGCAAGAGAATTTTAATTATGAACTCATAGATGTAAAATTAAAGTCTGATGATTAGTTACGCAAAGCACGAAGAAGAATTTTACGGAGTTTTTAAACTCGTCAGTGGAGAAGAAGTACTAGGTAAAGCAGTGCTTACAGAAGATAATGGAGAAACACTTACCTTTATCCAGAACCCTGTTTCAACAGTAGTTATGAATAATAAAGACGAGCAAGGTCGCAACGTTCGGGGGGTGGGGTTTGCTAAATGGATGCAGTTCTCTGATGAGGATTTTTATATTCTAAGAGAAAAGGATGTTTTAACAGTTTCTTCAATGAGTAAAGAAATTACATTCATGTATGAAGCGTTTGTTCAAAGTGAAAATAAAGGTAAACCACCAAAAAAAGATAATTTAAAAATTGATCCCAAACCCAATATGGGTTACCTAGGAAAAATTGACGAGGCACGGAACCTCTTTGAAAAAATATATAAACAAATCACTTAGAATTATCCGCTGAACCCTTACACGGTTAGTGTACATCAAATTGACAAACGTGTCAAGCCCTGATATAATATATACAAAGCAAGACACTTATGAAAAAGATAAAAAAACAAAAACAACATTATGTTGATAATCAAGAGTTTCTTGCTGCTATCGTTAAGTACAAAGAAAGAGTATATAATGCTGCTGTAAAGGAGATTGAAGGTCTTGCTGACATGGATCCTGATGAGCAGTTCCAAACTTTAAAGGGTTGGAAAAGTAAAAGTAAACCTAGAGTAGGAAATTATATTGGAAGTTGTTTTTTAAAGATTGCTACACACTTGTCGTATAGACCGAACTTCATCAACTACATGTATAAGGATGATATGGTTTGTGATGGTATAGAAAATTGTATACAGTATATCGATAATTTTAATCCAGCAAAGTCTAAGAACCCATTTGCTTATTTTACACAAATAGTTTATTATGCATTCTTACGCCGTATTGCTAAAGAGAAACGCCAGTTGGATATTAAAGATAAAATTTTAGAGAAGTCAGGTTACGATCACGTATTCACAGTTGACGGAGAAGGTGGAGCAGACTATAATCAAATTAAGAATCGTGTTGAAATGAATTTAAAAAGATAATTAATGAAAGTCTTATTAATAACAGATCAACATTTCGGTGTACGTAATGACAATCAGAATTTTATTGATCATTACAGAAAATTTTATAGTGAAGTTGTGATCCCTTTTGTGGATGCAAATAAAATTGATACGATTATTAATCTAGGTGATACGTTTGATAAACGTCGATCTATTAATTTTATGTCATTGGACGCAGCAAAGGAGATGTGGTTTGATCCTCTTAAAGAGAGGAATATTACAATGCATACTCTTATAGGCAACCATGACATTTATTATAAAAATACTTTAAGAGTTAATGCTCCAAATGAATTACTTGGAGAATACGAAAACATAATTTCTTATACAGAACCTACTACAGTTATTTTTGATGGTCTTCCGATACTCCTTTTACCTTGGATATGTGATGAGAACTATGATGAATCTCTACGAGCTGTTAATGAAAGTTCTGCTGATGTCTGCATGGGTCATTTAGAACTTAATGGTTTTGAAGCACATCCTGGACATACTATGACAAATGGTATGGATGTTAAACATTTTTCTAGATTTAAAAAAGTGTTTAGTGGCCATTATCACATGAAATCTACTAAGAAAAATGTTACATATCTTGGAAACCCCTACCAACTTTATTGGAATGATTACGGCACTAAAAGAGGCTTTCATGTCTTTAACACAGAGACTCTACGAACTACTTTCCATAGAAATCCCTTTGACACTTTTCATAAGTTGTATTATAATGGTGGAGTTGTACTTCCGAATGAGGACGAAGTTAAAGGAACGTTCGTCAAACTCATTGTAGAAGACAAAGGTGACTATTCAAAATTTGATTATTTTGTTAGTCAACTTCAAGACATGGGTCTTGGTGATTTAAAAATCATTGAAGACTTAAGTGTGGAAGTAGAAAGAGGTTCAGGGTTGCTGGAAACCGAAGATACAATGACTCTTCTTGATAACTACATAGATGGAATAGATCTTAAGGTTAATAAGTCGAACGTTAAAAATGTTATGAGGTCGTTGTATATGGAGGCAGCAGAAATCTGATGGCATTTGTTTTATCAGATATAAAATCTGGTGGTATCTATGCTATAAAAGAGGGTAAGCGTAGAAAAACAGTGACTGTATTTGAAGACTATGATGATGCTGAAAGGTATGCTGGACAATTAAAAGCAGAAGATTATAAAGATGAATTAGAAATTATTGAGTGTGATCCTACTGTTATTTCTATAAATTGTAACACATATGGATATACTTATTTAATTATTAAAAAAGACGATCTTATTATCCCACCTTAATGATTACATTTGAAACTATTCGCTGGAAGAATTTCCTATCTACAGGAGACCAGTGGACTGAGATTGATTTTTGTGAGTCACCTTCAACATTAATTGTAGGGTCTAATGGTGCAGGAAAATCCACTATGTTGGATGCTCTTTGTTTTGCATTGTTTAATAAACCATTCAGAAAAATTAATCGTGGGCAGTTAGTAAACAGTATTAATGAAAAAGGATTAAAAGTTGAAGTATGTTTTTCTATAGGAAAAGATGAATACAGAGTTTTCAGGGGGGCAAAACCCAATCTCTTTGAGGTTTACAAGAATAACAAGATGGTTGACCAAGACGCTGCAGCCAAGGATACGCAAAAGTATCTGGAGCAATCAGTCCTCAAACTCAACTACAAAAGTTTTACCCAAGTCGTCATACTTGGTTCATCCACATTTGTACCCTTCATGCAATTGGGAGCAAGTGTCAGGAGAGAAGTTATTGAAGATCTACTCGATATCCAGATCTTCTCAAACATGAATTCTTTGCTGAAGGACAGAGTTCGTTCAGCACAAACTCAAAGTAATGATTGTGGACACGTGCTTCGTCTCACGAAGGAAAAAGTAGAAAGTCAACAGAAGTTACTTGATTCATTAAAAGAAGTTAATCATAATCGTCAAGAAGAAAAACGTAAACGATATAATAAAAATTCTAAAAGTATTGAAGAAGTAAAATCTAATCATATTAAACTTCAAGATGAGATTCTAGTTCTTCAAGAAGAGGTGGGTGATGTTGAACTTCAGAGAAAATTTGTTCGTAAACTTCGTCAAGGTCAAGCAGATAAAAAATCTGAACTTAAGTTAATTGCAAACAATCTTAAGTTCTTTAAGAGTCATGATCAATGTCCTACATGCACACAAAGCATTAGCACTACTTTTAAAAATAATCAAGTTGATAGTTTAACTGATTCTGGAAAGACACTTGCTACTGAGATTGAAGCGTTTACTCAAGACATCACTGAAGCAGTCAGTGTTATTACTAAGATAGAAGAGACTTCTGCAAAATTATATGAAGTTCGTAGTGATGCTACTGCACAAGAACGAGAGGTTGTTCGTCTTGAAAAGGAGAACCTTGAGATCTCTAAACAGATTCTCGAACTTCAACAAAGTACTCCTAACATTGATCAAGAAAAAGAAACTTTACAGGGGTATCTTGCTGAGTATAAAACAACTGAAAATGATTGTGCTGAAGTTAGTCAACGGTTGGATGAGTTTCAAGTTGTGTCTTCTTTATTAAAAGACTCTGGTATTAAGAGTCAGATTATTAAAAAGTACGTTCCTATCTTCAACCAACTAATTAACAAATACCTTTCGTCTATGGAATTTTTTGTTAACTTTACATTGGATGAAGAGTTCAATGAAGTTATCAAGAGTCGTTTCCGTGATGAGTTTTCTTATGCATCATTCTCTGAAGGTGAGAAGCAAAAGATTGACTTAGCACTTTTGTTCACTTGGAGAGAAGTTGCTAGGATGAAGAATAGTGTTGCTACTAATCTTCTTATTCTTGATGAGGTCTTTGATAGTTCACTTGATTCTTCTGGTACTGGAGAACTTCTTCAAATATTAAAAAGTCTTGGAGATGGAACAAATGTATTTGTTATTTCTCATAAAGGTGATATACTAGTAGATAAGTTTTTACGAACTTTAAAATTCGAAAAGGTAAATGATTTTTCTAAAATGTCAGATGAATCCTAAATAAATTATCCATGTAATCTTTAATACTTTATGCTTTCAACACAATATCGTTTAAGACTGACAGCAATTTGTAAAGACATAGGTGCTGGAGTTGAGGTTAGTTTAGAAGATATGATCTGGGCAGAGAAATTGTCCAAAGCAAACACCGCAGCAAGAGGTATGCTAAACACAGCAAGAAGAATAAGTACTGACCCTACTGATTCTTTTCTGAATGAGTTGAATATTGGAGACCCCGATTCAACTCATCATAAAAGGGGGTTTACAGATCCACAAGATGTGGTAGAATGGTTTCATAATGAACGATCTGACGACTGGAGGCAACGTGACTGAATGGAAACAACCTCATGTGATGTTTCCAATATTATGCTTTATTGAGCCTATTGATTTGGAAAAAATTAATTTTAAGGAACCAGATCTAGAGTATGAAAGTACATTCTTAAGTAAAATTCCAACTACCATAGATAGGGATAAACTAACAGACGAGTCATATGATTATCTGTGCTCTGAGATTGAAAAATGTATTTCTCAATTTAGCACTGAACCATTTTACATCAGTGAGGTTTGGAGAAATAAATACGAGAAGACAGATTGGCAAGAACCCCATATTCACCCTGGTCCTTGTCAATGGAGTTTTGTAATTTATGACACCGTAAGAGAAGGCAAAACTGTTTTTATGCATCCTTCTCGTAAGGACATTATGAATCAGTGGGTAGTGTACTCTGATGTGTTACCGATGGATTTTATTCCCAGAGTTCCATCGAAGCATATTATTATATTTCCTTCTTGGGTAGAGCACTATGTTGTAGATGGTAATGAAGGTATAACTATTTCAGGAAACATACACCTGAATGTATGGAAAGATTCATACTATGAATCCTTTCATAAACTTGCAAAATAAGGAGGCAATGTGATAGAATACACGGAACCAGTAGCAGATAAAATGAAATTAAGAGCAGAAGCTCTTAAAATTCTAATGGCACAATTTGGTTCTGATGGAAAATCAGTATACGAATGTGCAGATGAGTGGTGTAGTAAACAGTATACTACAGCAGGTCTTGTCAAATATTATGAAGCATATTATTCTAAAAAAACAAAATGACTAAACCAATTGAAAGTTCAGAACAATTAATTGAACGTTTTACAAAACGTACTATGCAGTTGTCTCAGAGAAAACAAGAATTACAAGAAGCATATGATGAGTATGTTAAGTTAGAAAGAGATCTAACTAGACTTGAAGGTTCTATGCAAGCAATACAATATGTTGCATATGGTAAAATGCCTGGTGATGGTAACCATGATAAATTCAAGGATCATAGACCAGTTAAGCATAACGATTTAGATTCATTAGACTAATGGATAACGAACGTAAGCAAAGGATCATACAACGCATAGAAGAACTTTCACTTCTACTAGATGGTACCTTTAGCAAAAGAATTACTCAAAATAGTTCAGGTCTACACACTAAAAAAATTGTAATCGAATACGATCATCATCAAGCGAAATGAAAGCAATCATCTACAGTGACCGAAACATTGAATCTGGAAGAGCCGAACAACTCTTGAAGTCTGTTCGTTTTGATGAGTTAGTTACATACTATCTTAATGATGATTTTAACAATACTCAATTCCAAGCTGAGTTTGGTTGTGATGCACCTTATCCCCAGATCACTATTGGTACAGAACATGTTGGTGGATTGAAAGATACTCTTCATTACCTAAGTAAGAAGGGATTAATTACATGAATGATATTATACAATTGAATAATCCACGAACACCAACATATAATGAGTTCAAAAGTATAATAAAGAGAAATGATTTCAATTGGAATTACTATCCACGTACAGATGAACGTCAAACTCCAGCAATGCTCTCTCACGCATTCATTAAAAGACCATCAGAAATAAAATTTCCAACTGTACATTGTGATGGTGCTACGTTTGCACATGATGTAGTACAAGAGATATTAAATTATAATGATATAATATTACATTGTATTTACAGATTAAATCTTAACATGGTTTTTCCACAAGCAGGTAATCAACAGACACCTGTACATGTGGATCATCCATTCCCACATGATAATATCATAATCTATTTCTCTAATGAAGGGAAGACAATACTTGAGAATGATGATCATGACCCTGAAGAAGATGATGTTATTATATTTCCTGGTTTACCACATTGTCAGGAACTACCCAAGAATGATATGAGATTGGTATTAGTAGCAACATGTCTTACAGATAAGTTATGAGTAATACATTTACATTCACTGATGAAGAACTATTGTGTTTACAGGTGTGTTTACAAAATGCACCATGTCCATATGACATAGGCAAGAAGAAACTAGTATCTGAACTTGAGGATAAGATAGGTAAACCACCTAAAGTAGAGGTTGAACCATTGTTGTTGCCCAAGTATGATCTAACAAAGTTTGGAATAACAGATTGATTATGACTCAAGATTTATTAGGTATGTGTGAATGGGTAACTCCACCAAACTTAGGATGGTTACAGTATTCATTAGTTGATAAAGAAATTGATTACCTATGGAATTGTATTGATAATTATAAGGAAGATTTTAAAGACAAACTTGCTGGTAATCTAACAGGTAGTTATACCTTAGTGGATAAAAATGATTGGTTCTTTAACCATACTCTCCGTACTTTAATCAAAGTATATGCACATGAATTTAAAAATCTTGGAACTAATTTTCCAATGTTACATATGCATCCATATGTATTAAAAGAGTGGTGGGTAAATTATCAAAAACAACATGATTTTAATCCTTGCCATAATCATCAAGGAGTATATAGTTTTGTAATTTGGTTAAAGATACCAGTAGAATTTGATGATCAAAATAAAGATAATATTACAAATAGTCCTCTTAGATCAGCTTTTCAAATTCATTATCAGAATATATTAGGAGAACATGACATGTTCAATTATGAATTGGGAAAAGAATATGAGGGAACTATGCTTTTTTTCCCTTCTAAATTACAACATGAAGTATTTCCTTTTTATAATTGTGATGAAGATAGAATAAGTATTTCTGGAAATATATGCATCGATGAAACTATAGAATTATGAGTATAGAAGTTTACGATAACTTCTTACCTACTGAGGTTTTTAACTCTATCAAAGAGTATATCTTTAATGGGGAACCACCCCCTGCTATGCCTTGGTATTATTCTCCTACCTCTGTATTTGATGACGATGGTTGCCCACAATTTTCTCATGTCTGTTACAAAGACTCTCAACCAATATCATATGTTTATGATATAATTAAACCAGTATTTGATACGCTTAATCCATTTGCATTACATAGGATTAAGTTCAATGCCACACCTCGAACAACAAGTATAAAAGAGAAACCTCTACACGTTGATGTTTCAGGTTCACGAGATAGTCAAGGTAATTTTACTGACATACCAGACTATAATATTTGTGTGATATACTTCAATGATAATGATGGATATACATACTTTGAGGACGGACAGAAAGTAGTATCAAAAGAGAATAGGGCAGTTATATTCTCAGGTGATTTGCTTCATGCAGGTACATCATGTACCGATACAGATTTAAGAGTTGTTCTCAACATAGACTATTGTAAATGGAATTGACTATGAATGAACAAATGAAAAAAGATATTCAAGACTGGGAACGAGAGTATGCAGCTATGGATGCTGATCTAACTCAGAGGGAGTATGACATTCTTGAAGGTGGCACATTGAAATCCCATGAAGGTATGATGTATGGTAGGATGTATGCAGATTGGAAATTGAGGAAGGGTTATGAGTAAGATTGACACTCAAGGAATGAGTGGTGAATCAACTGAGGGGTGTACAGATAACATCTATCCCAGAGATGAAAATGGTGAACCAATTTATCCACCGTTTAACCCTACACCATTACCTTTACTTGAACCTAAACTTAGAGAAGAACTCAAGGAGTTGATTAATGAAGTCCTTGATGAAAGGGAATATCAAAAGAAACTTAACGGTCCTTATGATGTACCCGAATACACTTATCGTTTAGACGAGTTACAAGAATGAAATTAGTAGTATTATGTTCTGGCAACGGAACCAACTTCGAAAATATAGTTACTAATCCATTATGTAATAAGCATGAAGTTGTGCTTATGATACACAATAAAGAAAAATGTAATGCAGTTAAACGTGCTGCAAAGTTTGGTATACCTCATATTCATATACCTCATAAAAATGAGGATCTTATGATAAGAACTATTAGAGCATTTGCTCCTGACCTAATAGTATTGGCAGGATATATGAGAATACTATCACCTAGATTTATAGGATCATTTGATACTATAATAAATGTTCATCCATCTTTACTACCAAAGTATAAAGGTGCTCATGCTGTTGAACAAGCATTGGAGTCTGGTGATACTGAAACAGGAGTAACTGTACATTATGTTACAGAAGAACTTGATTCTGGTGAAATACTATTGCAAACTAAAGTGCCCATTCTACCTGATGATGATGTCAAGTCCTTGACAAAAGCGATTCAAAGAGTAGAATATGGTATCTTGCCACAGGCAATCAACCTATGTGCCAGTGAAGAAACTGTCCTGAAAGTTGCACATTCCGATCTTCGCCTGTTATAATATAAGAGTAATCAAGGGAAACGGATGAACACACAAGAGGTAAAAGGAACTCTCGCCAAACTGTTGGCAACCGAAAACCTTACTGTGGAACACCGTAAGGTAAGCACTGCTTGCTTTGATGTTGAAAAGCGTTTATTAATCCTTCCTATCTGGAAGACTGCTTCTAACACCATCTATGACCTTCTAGTAGGACATGAAGTGGGTCATGCTCTCTATACACCCAATAAAGACTTCGGGGATGCTCCAAAGGATTTTGTGAATGTTTTAGAGGATGCTCGTATTGAGCGTATGATGAAAGTAACTTATCCTGGTCTTCGTAAGTCCTTCTTTGAAGGGTATCGTGAATTGTGGAATGATGATTTCTTTGGTGTAAAGGGTGAAGATCCTGCAGAGTTATCTTTGATTGATCGTATCAATCTTTACTTTAAGGGTAACTCAAGTATTCAATTTAGTGATGAAGAAAGAGTATGGGTTAATCGTACAGAGAATACTAAATCTTTCCAAGATGTTATTGATCTTGCTGAAGAACTTTATGATTATTGTGCTGAAAAACAAGACGCAAAGGAACAGGTAAATGAGTTGCCTGAAATTCCTGAACTGAATCTCGATGATCTACAAGGTTCTAATGGTAAAGAGGAAATTGATATTAATGATAGTGATGATGGAGAATCGGAAGAAGGAGAAGGTGAAGTAAATACACCTCGTAGTGAATTGACAGATGAAGAGTTGGATGAGTTAGAAGATAGAATGTATGATGATCATATAGGTGGAGAGACAGGTCGTACTCCTGATGAAACTGAGAGTGTTACAGACAAAGCATTCACTCAAGCACTTGAAACTCTGATTGATGATAATGCTAAGGAGTGGGTATACCTTACTGTTCCTAATCCTAAGGTTGAAGATTACACTATTCCTCATACTGAGATTCAAAAGAATCTATCTAACTGGTTCTATGATCCTGAGAGAGAAGAAAAGTGGTTTGATAATGTTGAGTATGGTTTAGATCATTACAACACTTTCAAGAAAGATGCTCAAAAAACTGTTAACTATCTATGTAAACAGTTTGAAATGAGGAAGTCTGCAGAAGAGTATCGTCGTGCTGCAACTGCTAAGACTGGTGTTATTGATACTAACAAGTTACACACTTACAAATACAACGAGGATATCTTTAAGAAGATCACTGTTGTTCCTGAAGGTAAGAATCATGGTTTAGTAATGTTTCTTGACTGGTCTGGTTCTATGCAGTCTCAGTTGCTTGACACTCTAAAGCAAACTTACAATCTAATTTGGTTCTGTCAGAAGTCTGGTATTCCTTTTAGAGTATATGCTTTCCAGTCTGGATTTAGTTCTTATGGTTATGATCATAACTCTAGTATTAGTACTCAGCAGAAAGAAAATGAACTTTCTATGGGTGATGACTTCCGTCTATTTGAGTTCTTCTCTTCTCGTCAGAATAAACAGTCTCTAGAGAAGTCTATGCAACTAGTATACCTTCAAGCGTTTGCTATGAATGGATGGAGACTTTCTTATTATCAAGAGTATACTCTAGGTGGAACTCCTCTTGCAGAAGCAATCTATTGCACTCGCAGTATTGTTGCTAACCTTAAGAAAGTTGAGCGTGTTAGTAAAGTTAACGTTATTTGTTTGACTGATGGTGAAGCAAATCCTATGAGTTACGTTCATAAGTTCGATGATGATCATGATTATCGTGCTGGTGAATATAGTGAACAGTATCTTTGTCATGCTCGTGGTAAGATATTCTTCCTTCGTGATCCTAAGACTGGTTACAGTCGTAAGATCTCAAGTCATCCTTATGATACTACAAAGGAGATTGTATCCTTCTATCGTGAGATAACTAATTACAATTGGGTTGGTATTCGCCTATGTAGTAAATCAGAACTAGGTAGACTAGTTAGAGAATTTTCTTATGAAGATTCTGCTGCTGTTGATAAGCAATGGAGGAAAGAACGTTTCGCTTCTATTAAAGAGAAAGCAGGATTTACTGAAGCATTCTATATGCCAGATAAGAATACTGGTTTAGGAACTCAAGATCTTGAAGTGAAACAGAAATCAGAAGTTGCTACTAAAGCAGAACTAACTCGTGCGTTCAAAAAACACATGGGTTCTAAAATGACAAACAAAACTATCCTCAATGCATTCATTGAGCAAATCGCATGAAATGTAAAGTATCACTATTCAAAGCAGGTACAATTTTTGAAGAAATTGTTCAAGCTACAGACTATGAAGATGCCAAAGAAGTTGCCTTGGCAAGAAACCCTAATGCAACTATCATGGGGGTAACAGCAGTATTTGATTGAATGAACATCTTTGTTACTGATCCTGACCCTGTTGTTTCAGCACAATGTTTACCTGACAAGCACATCGTCAAGATGCCTTTAGAGACCTGTCAAATGCTCTCTATTGTTGCGTCTGCTAGTTGGGGTCATGGGTATGGTCATTTACCCAAGAAAAAAACTGGTACTTGGTATGCTACTGCTAAGGGTGCCTTTCGTAATCATCCCTGTACTATCTGGGCACAGTCTAATTTTCGTTGGTTGATCAAGCATGGTCTTGCTCTATGTGATGAGTATACGCATAGATACAATAAGATACATTCTTGCCAACTTACTCTGGAGTACGCTGATATCATATTTCCTGATATCGAATGTCCTACTCCTTTTACACGTGCTATGCCTGATGAGTATAAACATGACACAAGCATTGACACTTTTACTGCTTACAAAAATTACATTGGCAGCAAACCTTGGGTTGCATCTAATTATCTTCGTGACCCATCCCGACAACCAGATTGGGTGACAGTTAAATAAGTGTCCACTAGACCCTCCCATTCGGGGGGGTTTCCTGTTATAATATGTGTATAGACAACAAGAGAACTTATGACTTTCGCCCCAAACCCTGTGACCACTGAGCAATTAGTTCAGTATCTTTCTGAACATGTTGGAGATGAAGTTGGATGCAAGAATGTTAAAGAGGCAGCAAGTCAACTAAAACTATCTTATGCTACTGCTTGTAAGCGTTTGAAATCTTATAAAGCAGGTATTGGTAAGTGGAATTTGACTGCTGAACAAATTGAGAAAGCATATGAAGCACCTGCTGTAAATTCTGCTGCAAATTACATACCTGAAAAGGATGATTCTTATGTTCCTTTTGGTAATTTCAATAGTGTACGCAAAGTTATTTCATCTCGTAAATTTTATCCTACTTTTATTACAGGACTCTCTGGTAATGGTAAAACAATGTCTGTGGAGCAAGCATGTGCTGCAGCGAAGAGAGAGTTGATTCGTGTTAACATCACAATCGAAACAGATGAAGATGATCTTATTGGTGGGTTCCGTCTTGTTAATGGTGATACTGTTTGGCATAACGGACCAGTCGTGGAAGCTCTTGAGAGGGGAGCTGTGTTGCTTCTAGATGAGATTGATTTAGCATCTAACAAGATCTTGTGTCTCCAGTCCGTCCTAGAAGGTAAAGGAGTGTTCCTTAAGAAGATCGGTAAGTATGTGCGTCCTTCTAGTGGATTCAATGTTATTGCAACTGCAAACACTAAGGGTAAAGGTTCTGAGGATGGTCGTTTTGTTGGAACTAATATTCTTAATGAAGCATTCCTTGAGCGTTTTCCTGTAACATTTGAGCAAGAGTATCCTACTTCTACTATAGAGACTAAGATCCTACTCAATGCTGGATGTGATCAAGAGTTTACTGATAACCTAATCAAGTGGGCAGGTATTATTCGTAAGACTTTCTTTGATGGTGGAGTAGATGAGGTCATTACCACTCGTCGTTTGGTTCATATCGTTCAGGCATATGACATTTTTGGTAATCGTTTGGATGCTATTACTAAGTGTGTGAATCGTTTTGATGACGATACTAAACAATCTTTCCTAGATCTCTATACTAAGGTTGACGCAGGAGAAGATTCAGAGTATACTGATGAGGAGAAATAAAATATGATGAAGTACAATGAAAATGAGATCTTGAAAGAGGTCTCTGATTATATCAGTGGGACTTACAGGGGTCACTACTCCTCAAACAATGTTCAGACATTGGACTTGATTGATTCAGTAGGTGACGCAGAGGCATTCTGTAGGTCTAACATATTGAAATATGC